GTCGATGTGTACGACGTGACCGTTGACGGGAAGCCGTGGACTCGTGGCGGCTTGTCTCAAGTTCTCGCCGGCATCCGCAAGGCGTGCCCGCGTGTACTTTCTTCACGAGCGATCTAGGACAAAACCATCAAAGCAGCACGGATCGACGCAAACCAGCCGGAAATCGTCAAGGCCCTAAGAAGCCACGGCGCAACGGTTCAACCGCTCCATACTGTTGGAGACGGGGTGCCTGATTTATTGGTTGGTTACAGGAACAAAACAGCCCTGATAGAAGTGAAGGACGGATCTAAACCACCGAGTGCAAGGCAACTCACGCCAGATCAGCAGAAATGGCACCGGAAATGGAACGGCGGAACGCTGGCCGTGGTTTGTGATGTCGAATCGGCATTGAGAGTTTTGAGGGTGATGGAATGAGGCAAGCTAAGGTAACCCCCGATTGGCTGGATAAGATGCTCCAAGGCTGGGGGAAAGCATCGATCCGGCAAAGAGGTTGGTACACCAAAAGCCCGATGCTTTCCGATGGGATGAAGTCAACGCCGGGAAGTCGGGAGCCAATTGGCCTAGTCAAAGAGGACTGGTCAGACCTGCAAAGAGCTATCGACACACTCAATCAAGAATACCTAGCCGCCATCAATCGAACATATAAGCCGTGGTTGGCCAAGGAAATAGATGCCGTCTGGAACAGCACTCCGGTAACCTGGCACCGGAGACTACAGACAGCAGCAATGCGAATAGTGGTGGAAATGAAACGTGAGCATTGACAGATTCTGCGGATGTAATTAAAGTCTCTGAAACGACCATCAGTAGAAGACCCGCCAGAGTGCGGGTTTTCGCGCTTTAGGGGTTCAAATGTCTACAGCAGAGTCATGTACAGTTGACGCGGGTAAGGCGACATTCTCCGCAGGCCAAACCGGCTTGACCGTCGCAAACGCCGCCACTGACATCCTGACGATTTACAACGGCACCCATGGCAAGAAGATCAAGGTTCTCCGGGTCGAAGTGTCTGGAATCGCCACCGCAGCAGGGACTCAGCCCTATTCGATCCTTTTCCGAAGCTCTGCAAACACTGGTGGGACTTCAACGGTAATCCCGGGTGTTCCGCATGAATCCGGCACGACCGCAACCGCTACGGTTCGCACGTACACGGCAAACCCTGCGGGCCTCGGTACTTTGGTAGGAACCATCCAAGCCAAGCGAGGAACCCTGCTCACGGCAACTGCCGCCTCGCCGGCTTCGCCTACCGTGTTCGATTTCACGACGCTGGGCACGAAATACCCGACGCTCAACTACGGTGAAACGCTGGCGCTCAACTTTAACGCAGCCACCGCAGCCGGTAACGCGCTGGACGTATTCATCAACTGGACCGAAGAGTAGGGCGAACAACCCGCAAGGGATTCGCGGAGTAAATGGCCGGAAGACCAATGAACAAGCTACATCAGGACGATGTACGCAAGAAGATCCAAGCCAGTCAATTGATAAATGTGCTACAGGATCACGCACTTAATGGTGAATCTGATATCAGCCCTTCAAGGATGAAGGCGATCGAGCTTTTGCTGAAGAAGAGTCTTCCTGACCTGTCGTCCGTGGAGATTTCAGGCGATGAAGAAGCGCCGGTCCGCATCGTGTTCGGATGGAAGAACAGCGAATCCTGATTGACTATCGCCCGCGTGATGTATTTCGTTCTTATCACGCCAGCGAAAAGCGATATGCGTTGACGGTAGCGCATCGGCGGGCTGGAAAGACGGTTGCTCGCATCAACAAGCTGATTCAGAAGGCCGCAAGTTGCGAGCTTCCGAATCCACGCTTTGGGTACTTGGCCCCTTACTTCGTTCAGGCAAAGGAAATCGCCTGGCAGTACCTGAAGCACTATTCAAGGCCGATTCTTGAGCTTGGAGGCCGAGTAAACGAATCTGAGTTGTCGGTAACCTACCCGCACAACGGAGCCGCAGTCAGGCTTTACGGAGCAGACAACGCCGAGCGCCTTCGGGGCCTGTATTTCGACGGTCTAGCGGCTGACGAGGCCCAGGACATCAAGCCCAGCGTGCTGACTCAGATCATCATGCCGGCGCTGGCTGATCGGAAGGGATGGCTTGATCTAAGCGGAACCCCGAAAGGCTGGGGAAACCTGCTTGGGGAGACATACAAGAGGGCAAAGGACGATCCTGATTGGTTCGTTCAGATCCTCAAGGCTACAGAAACAGGCTTGATCGACCCGCAGGAATTGAACCTGCTTCAAAGGTCGATGCCTGAAAACGAGTTCCTGCAAGAGTTCGAGTGCTCGTTCGATGCAGCAATCACCGGAGCTTACTTTGCCCGGGAACTGCAAGAGGCCGAAAGCAGGATCGCCTCAGTTCCGTATGACCCAATGCTGAAGGTCAATACGGCCTGGGACTTGGGTATTTCCGATTCGATGTCGATCTGGTTTTATCAACAGGTCGGCAGAGAAATCCGGGTGATCGACTACTACGAAGCGAGTGGTCATGGCCTCGATCACTACGCGCGGATGCTCCAAGAGAAGGGCTATCTGTACGACCGGCACTTCGGCCCGCACGACATCCAAGTCCGAGAGATCGGCACAGGGAAGAGCCGGCTCGAGGTGGCGGCTGGTCTTGGAATTCGCTTCGATGTGGTTCCGAACATTGGAGTGATGGACGGCATCAACGCGGCTCGAATGACCATCCCGAGGATGTGGTTCGACGCCAAAAAGTGCCAGATCGGGTTGGACTGTCTGAAGCAGTACCGGGAAAAGATCGACGAAAAGCGGGGTATCAGCTTCGGACCTTTGCACGACTGGACATCGCACGCGGCGGATGCCTTCCGTTATTTGTGCGTTGCCCTGAACGAGTCGAACCCGGCCACGAGGACCGTTGATCGAACTGTTGTGAGCTGGATGGGATGAAAACAGGCATCAGAACGCACGGCGGGGCAAGCCTGAGGGTTCGCTACTCACAAGCTGTGGAGTCGTCTCTGCGGGGCCTGATTCGAGAACTGACGGACGTTAAGACGGACCCGAAGCATCGAGGCAAGGGCCACGCTTCAAAGCTGCTGGATGAGGTCTGCGCAGAAGCCAGCAAGGAACACGTTGCCCTGATGGTCAAGGTCAAGCCATTCGGAAAATCAAAGATGGACGCTCAAAAGCTGATGTTCTGGTACGCGAGGAAGGGCTTCGAGTTGATCCAGTCCGAGCCTTCTATTCTGATGGTGCGAGCGTGAGCGACAAAGACGTTCTCAAAGACGCTAAGGAAGCGTTCCGCCGAAAGGTTGACGCTGAAGCCAAGAACCGCGCAGCCTGGGTCGAAGACGTTCGTTTCGCGCGGATGGGCGAGCAGTGGCCTGCTGCGATCAAGCGTCAGCGAGAGATCGAGGGCCGTCCTTGTCTCACCATCAATCGCATGCCTGCGTTCATTCGACAGGTGACGAACGACGCACGCCAGAACAAACCATCGATCAAGTGCCATCCCGTTGGAGATGGGGCTGATGCCGAGACGGCTGAAGTTCTTAACGGACTGATTCGGAACATTGAATATTCGAGCAATGCCGATGTCGCGTATGACACGGCTCTGGATCATGCGGTGTCGGGTGGCTTCGGCTATTTCAGGATCAACACGCACTATGCCCATGACGATGCGTGGGATCAGGATCTGTGCATCGAGCGGATCTCGAATCCCCTGAGCGTTTACGGTGACGAGAACTCAGCGGCGGCTGATTCGTCAGACTGGAACGAGTGCTTTGTCACCGATCTCTACGATGACAAGGACTTCGAGCGTCAGTGGGGGACCAAGGTCGATAAAGCCGACTTTGAAGCCGACGCACACGATAAGGGCCGTCTCTGGTTCACCCAAGACAAGACCCGCGTTGCCGAGTGGTGGACCCGCGACGAGGTTCCCACGGAGCTACTGAAGCTCAGTAACGGCGAAGTGATGTACCGCGAGCACTTCCTGAAGGCTCAAGACATCCTGTTCGCAGCCGGGATCACCATCGTTGGCACCAGGCCGACAAAGACCATGAAGGTCCGTCAGCGGATCATCACGAGTCAGGAAGTTCTTGAAGAGAAGAAGTGGGAAGGCCGGTACATCCCGATTGTTCCGGTCTATGGCGATGAAGTGGTGATGGAGGGCGAACGGTATTTCCTGAGCCTGATCCGCTTTGCCAAAGACTCCCAGCAGATGATGAACTTCTGGCGGACGGCAAGCACTGAACTGGTTGCTTTGGCTCCGAAAGCCCCGTTCATCGGGCCTCGTGGGGCGTTCAATTCATCCCCAGACAAGTGGGCCACCGCGAACACCGCGACGCATGCCTACATTGAGTATGACGGGGCCATTGCTCCGCAGCGCCAGCCGTTCGCCGGTCCTCCAGCTGGGGCTCTTCAAGAGGCAATGAACGCTCAGGACGACATGAAGTCGATCATGGGCATCTATGACGCCTCTCTAGGGGCGAAGTCGAACGAAACCTCGGGCCGGGCAATCATGGCTCGGCAGCGTGAAGGCGACATCTCGACCTTCAACTTTATCGACAACCTGTCTCGAGCGATCAAGCACGCTGGGCGGATTCTTGTGGACATGATCCCGCATGTCTATACAGGCGAACGCATCATCCGAGTCATTCACGAAGACGGCACGAACAAGTCTGTTCCGATCAATCAGCCGTTCAATCCTCAACAGCAAGCAGAGCAGGACGAGGACGCCGCGCAAGACCAGCAGGCTGTTCTGAAGGTCTATGACCTGACGACGGGTAAATACGACATCACCTGCGAGGTTGGGCCTTCGTACACCACCAAGAGGCAAGAGGCCGCAGAGGCCATGACGGAGTTCATCCGGGCTTTCCCGGCTGCTGCTCCGATGATCGGTGATCTGCTTGCAAAGAATCAGGATTGGCCTGGCGCGGACGAGATTGCCAAGCGCCTCAAGGCGATGCTTCCGCCTCAAATTCAGGGGCAGAACCCGCAGGTTATGCAAATGCAGCAGCAAATGCAGCAAATGGACGCACACGCGAAACAAGCTGTTGGTCAGCTTCAACAGCAGCTCGGCGCGCTTCAGCAGCAATTGCAGGCGTCTCAGTCGAAGGAGCAGGCTGCGGCGCTGGATAAGCAAATAGAGTTCAAGAAGACGCAGATTGACTTCTATAACGCTGTCACCAATCGCATGAAAGCGGTGCAGACGCTAGCCGACGCTCAGATGGTAGAAGCTCAGGCGATGCAAGAAATCGGCATGGAGGCTAT